TGAATCATGATGAAAATCAAATTTTTGTCCCTTTTCATAGTGAACAACTTGCAATTCTTCTAATTGTTCTTTATCATAACCAGAGTATGTACTACATTTCTCTGCTATATTTTGTACTAGTGTTGCATGTTTTGGTAGCGTTGCACTATGTGAAGTTCTTGTTTTAGATACCGTATATTCTCCTGTTTTTTTATCAACAGTTAAACTCGGTTTTAATTCATCTTTTACTAAATCTACAACTCCTTTAATTTCTTTATCATCTAAGAAATCATCAATAATTCCTAAAAAGGGGTCGTTTGATACTACGTTTATCCCTTCAATTGGAGACTTGTGAAATTTCATAATTACCTCTTGACTAAATTAAAGTCTATGTTAATATATATCTACAGCCTCCATAAGGTCTAGGGGGAATTTTATTTTCCCCCTAGATTCTAGTTATTAGTTTCGGTCAGTTTCGTCAACACCTGAGATGTCGCACATAATTGCCCAAACTCTGATTTTACCAGCAGTATCTTGAGCACCACCCACTAGAAGATCTAGTGTGTCTGCAGAAGATACAGTAAGCATAGCTGTTGCATCAATTGCATCAAACTGTGCATGTCCTGTGCTGGTTGCATCATGTCCATCTACCCAAGCATCTGGGTCTACTCCAGTAACACCTAAATCATAGGTAACTGATGTAGAAGACGCTGTTAATACTTCAAGACCAGCTGCCATAACGCAGGTTTCAGCTGGAATATTTAGCATTTGTACAGTGTCTGCTGGTGAGTTAGTTGGGTCAAAAGCTGACATATCAACTGTATTCTCGACCAAGTAAGGCACTCGCTTAATAGCGGAGTGACCTACTGTTCCGGCATCACCGGTTTTATCGTATGCTGTCATGTTATTCTCCTATAAATTAAGCGTGTCTTAGAACACCTGAATAAAGTGCTCCAGATCTAAGAACTTTACGTCCAAATACGTGTAAGCCTCTCACGATATCTGCAAAACTATCAGTATCACGAACAACTTCAGTTTTTGCGATATGTGAAGCAGTTGCTGAAGAAGACATATGTCCCCCAAGCAAATAGTAATCAGCAGAAGAACCTGATGGTTCTGAAGTATCAGTACCACTTGTACCTGCTTTTGCAAATACATTAGTTTTATATACTGAAAAGCCCCTGATTGGTGCTTGCACGATTTTACCGTTACGTAAAGGTGATTCTTTACTGCTGTCTACAATGGATTGATCCATTAATTTAGATGCAGATTTACCAAGAATCTCATAAAAAGTAGGTGATGCAACAAACCAACGGTTTTCGGCTGGAACATCTCCTTCGTCTAATAATTTAGACAATAAACTCATCTTGTCAGAAACAGTATCACCTGTAGTCATGCTGGTGACTGCTGAACCGGATGTACCTAAGCCACTGTTAGTAGAGGCTCCAGAAATCATTGCTGCAAGAACGTTTGCATCATATTTCTTTTTAAGTGCGTAAGCACCTGAAGATGTTGCAATGCTTTCCCAATTTAAGTGACTATGTCTTTCTTCAATGTCGTCAACTTTAAAAGAAAATGCAAAAGCTTGATCGACAGTTAAAGTAGTTTGTGCGTCAGTTAATGTTTGAGCATTTACAACACTACCTCTGTAGTATGAACTAACTGTAACAGTAGGTTCGTTTATGATATTTACTGTGTCTCCATAATTCTCAATTTCCCCAGTGTAATCAGTATTGGTAATATCTTCAACCACTGATGCACGTCTGAAGAATTTAAGAACTTTCTGAGAGTAAATAGTTGGTACAAAATTGCCGTTAGCTAAATTTTGATAACCGGCTGCTTTTGAAACAGTCATAATTACCTCCTAGTTAGAAAGTTAATAAAAACGTATAATTAACCTGATGATATGCGTCCCTCTTTTGCCGCAAGATCTAGTTCTTTTTCAAGACTTTCGAACTCACTAGGTTTGAGTTTGCTTATCTCAGATTGTTTCCAAATCTTCTTATCTCCTGCTTTTTCAGGAACTACAACTTTACGTGTTTTAGTTACTGCTTCAGCTGC